GCAGTAAAGGTCTGCACGACGGTGACGCCCGCAGGCCAGTTGCCCAGCGTCCATATCCCAGAAGCAAAGCCGGGGGTGTACAGCGGAGAACTCGCGCTGATGATATTGCCGGGATACCCGTGAATTGCCATGACTAACCCTTACGAGCTGATCTGTTCGTAGCTAACCGAGAATGAAATCGCGTTATTCGTACCCGTCGCGACAATGATTGCCTTGTCTTCGAGCAGATACGTTGCCGTCGTTTTATCCATCACGATCAGCGACGCAAACGCCGGAACCGAAATGTTTGACGCAATCGGGAACGCGTTAGCCGACGTCACCACCACAGCGTTACCAGCCACCACGTTACCGCTGGTGAAGATCATCACAGTAGCGTTCGCCGCAGTGTTGGTTGAGTTCGCCGCCACGATCTGATCCAACTTGAATACATTGCCAGAGTTGACCGCGTTGGTAACAAGTACAAAGTTAGACGTGTTCGCAGGGGTCAGATATGTCGTCTGACCGTAGATTTGTGTCACATTGATAATATTCGGGTTCGCCACAGCGTTCTCCTTTATGAGTGATTTGACCTACCAGCGCCAGAAACTTTACGGATCAAGTACCCATCACTGTGGTACTCAAAAAGCTCCCGCACCTTTTCTTGGGTAAGTGTTGTCATTTTAGAAACCAAAAATCATTGACAAAGCGATACTTTTTCCAGCGGTAATGCCAGACGCCGCAGGAGTCTGACTAACCCAAGTTGTGCCATTACTTGTGAGCACGTTACCACTTGCACCCGGACCAACAAAGTTGACCGCTGTTGTGCCATTTCCAAGAACCACATTGTTTGCTGTCAGCGTTGCCCGACCTGTGCCGCCGCTTGCCACACTCAGCGCGTTCGTCAGGTTCAGCGTAGCAATGTTCGCCGTGTTGGTTACGGTAACGTTAGACACATTCACCGAAGCAACGTTGACGCTGTTCGTCACCGTGACGTTAGAAACGGCAAGCTCCGTAATGTAGTTAATTACCTCTGCTACATTGATGGAGTCGTTGTAAACAGCCATGTTTCTACCGGCTGGGATCGTAACTGTCACGCCCGTCGGCGAAGCGTTGGTGCCGTTAGAAATCACCACAGAATTCGATAGGTTGTTGACTATCAAATACTGCTTCTCTATCGCGGGGATAAACAGCGTCTGCCGGTTGGTGATGGAGCCAACCAGATTCAGTTCCAAGTTACGAGCAGCCTGGCTAGCGTTCGTGTCTGTTAACGCTATCGCTACGTTCGAGCCAGCAAACGTGACGTTGGCAGAACCGGTAATCGCTTCTTCTAAGGCTGTACCGAGGTTGACGTTCGTGGTTGTGCCCCACGTACCTGCTTGGTCGCCAGTGCCGATCAACTCGATCTTTAGCTGGGAATATGTACTTGCCATAATCTTTCCTTACTAAATGGTGTTTATGAGCGTCCAGCTTGCGTTGTCTGTCGTACTCACGGTTGCCCAGCCCGGCGACTGCGGGTTGTTGATATCCACCCAATTTGCCGTCTGACTGTCATTAATTAATTCCCACAAATACCTGCAACTAACAACATCCGATGCTCTCGCGCTTTCTCCAATAAAAACATCGTTGTCTGATTCTGCGCCATCTTCAGCTAGTGCCGTCGCGTTCTCTGTAATCTTGACCATGAACTGCGCCAACGCGCTGAACAGGTCTTGTGTCGATACAGATTCTTCAATCGACGCTACCGTAGTCCTTACAACATTCGCCGTATCCGCTATCGCAGCCGACTCGGCTACTGATCCAGAAATTCCAAACGCACTCGTTATTACATCCGACGCATTTGCAGTTTCATCAATTACACCAAGAATAAATACACTTCGCTGAACAAAATCCGATGCTGCTGCTGCTTCGTTTACTGCCGTCGGTATGGTTGCACTTACGCTTACTCTGTCGCTACCTGCCGCGCTATCCGCAACAACCACACTAAACGTTGCCTGCGATGCTACCGTTTCTGCTGCTGCCGCCGACTCGGATACCGAGTTGGTGAATACCACCAGGCTGCTTACAGCATCACTCGCAAATACCGTTTCGCTCACCGCGCCAGATACAGTCCTAGCGCTAAATACCTGATCTGCTGCTACTACCGATTCTGCTATCGCCGCCGTCGCGTTCAGCGCGGCACTTACTACGTCTACTATCTGTACGAACTCTGATACTGTCACTGCAATCGGCGGTGTCGCCGCTACGTTGACACTATCCGATGCGGTGATTAACCCGCCGTTACCAAGCCCCCAGCCGTCTGATCCCCACGGACCATTACCCCAGCCGCCGTTCGAGATGACAGGGTAGTAGACCGAGCAGCCCCATCCAGCTTCTGCCCATGTGCCACTACCAAATCCGCCATCAACGATTGCCACATATTACTCCGCAGACTCTAGCTCATCAGCCTTAAACCAGCGGGAATGAACCTGACCATCGTCGCCCGTCCAGTCCAGCAGGCACCACACGGTGCCATCTTCATCCATACGCATAGAGGCAATCGGACCCTGCGGCACGACTGCCTTGAGCTTCACAACGTCGCCCTTCTTGTACATGTTCAGCTCCTATCAGGTCGCATCAAGGTTGAAAGAGTAGGTCACGTTCAGAACGTCACCGCTCACCACCGTACGGTCGCCAGGCGCTTGGAAGTCAGACACCGAGAACAGCAATCCTGATGTGCCCGTTGCCACGTTCGCCAAGAACGCACCAGCAATTGTGGCATTCGCGTTCATCGTGAACGACGCGGTAGAAGATGCGTTGTTGATGTTGGACGGATCTGCCAACGTAGCGGAACCAAACGTAGCCGCCTTGCGATCACCAGTGTAGTTACTGTTTTCATCCCAACCTACGTGAGATGCCAAAGTGTCGCCACCAGAAAACGTTGTACTGGCGGATGTGCCATTCACAAGACCAACGTACCAAGCAGCCGTGTAGCCACTGCAGATGTCTACCCACTTCTGGTTGCCTTCGCTGTCACGGCAAGTAACGGTAAACACACCGCCAGCCGACAGCTTTTCATCAAAGCCAGTTTTACGAGCGACAGCGCCGTTGACGGTTTCGCTTGACTTAGAAGTTTCGATGCTCATAGCTACTCCTCAATTAATACGTATCAGCGCACTCGACGCCGTATCAGGTGGCAACACTACAGAGAACGTACCGTTGCCCGCCTGCGTCTTGTCACTACCAAAATCCAAAGTGGCTACCGACGCGTTTGCCCGAGTGAAGTTGTATATCAACGCCCCTCTGGTTACAAACTGTGCCGGGTTCCACACCACATTATCAAAGCTAACGTACACAATACCGTTGCTAGTTGAGTTGATGGTCACGTTGGCTAACGCCTGACCCCCAGCCGAATATCCCACCCCGGTAATCTCATTGGTCGATGAGTACGCACTCGTGTTCTGATCCAGCTCCACGTAGCCGTCGTACAGCGCCATCTTCAACGTGTCTGATGCGATGTTCTGGCGGCCATTCAAGATGTCCACCTTGAAGCTCGTGGTCAGTCCCTGGTAGATCGTCATGTGACCCTCACCCTGACTTGACCGCTACGGTATGCGTCCTGACGCTCCATACCATCGCCCAGACGTTTCAGTTGACCCATAGCCTCGTTGTACTTGGCCTCAACATTCGCAATCAAATCCTGCTCGCCCTTCATGAACAGATACGCCTCGCGCAAAGCGCCGTACAGCAATATCGGATCATAGTTGTCACCCAGCCATGTGCGGCCATCCGGTGCTGTCGTGATTGACTCTGGGTAGTAGTAGTAGTGCAGCTCTACCGTGTACGCCGCATTCGGCGTTGGACCCAAGATAAATGTCAGCTCATCCGTTACCAAGTTGCTGGTGGTCGATGGACCAAAGATCGCGTAGTACTGGGGCAAGCCAGTATCCGCAGGCGTCGGATATGCGGCACGGATGTAGTTCACATCCTTGTTCAGCAGGTAGTGATATTCCTCGGTGGCAGTGCCGTAGTTTTCAATCACGGCCATGGAGTACACCGCCAGAAAATCGCCGGGCGCGGATAGATACTTGTTGTTAGAGGACAGAATACCGGTCTTGTTGGCACGCAAGGCAGGAACCTGAACCGTGTTGTACACACGGGTTTCAGTCTGCCGCAGGAAAACAGGGATGTTATCTACGAACGTCTGCTCGTAGTTCTCCGTGTATTCCTGTATCGCGTTAACAAGCTCGGTATATGTCATGCCATCGGACCTCTAGCCATCACGCCCTTGGTGGCTGCACCAGTACCGCGAATCTTGATACCCGTGGTCTTCGTGTCCTCGCGGCCAGGATCGCCCGCAGACACGCGCTGCACAGCCGTGCGCGGACCCAACTTATCGACAGCGATATTGTTGGGATCTTCCATTTTTTTCAGCTTGGCTGACACCGCCTTGCCAGTCATGGTGTGCGGTGGTGCGTACACAGAAGCGGGACCAACTTCCTTCCCGCCCTTTTTCATTGAGTACTTTGGCATATCAACCTCACTTGGTTTTCTGGTTCTGGATACGCGCTTCGTTCCGACCGTATTTTTTCAGATCGGCAGTGGTAACGCCACCCTTTTTCATGCCTTTGTGCATACGCTTTTCGTGCGCTTTCACCTCGGCCTTGGCTACCTGTTTCATCTTGTCCATCATTCACTCCTAGTTGATAGTCACGTTTGCTACCGTTGTTTGCGCCACCAAGTTGTTCGGTGTCAGCCCCGCATCATTTGCCCTAGCCCCGCCAATCGGTGCCCAACCCCACTGGAAGATCCGGCTACCACCGCCCGGAAACCCGTCCTGCAAGATGTTGGTGCCAGAGTTGTAGTCTGTCTGCAACCCAGTTAAACCAGACTGCCAGTAAGACAAATCTGGCCTTGGCTCCCGTACTGCCTGCGGGTCGTTCACAGGGTATAAACCAAGGCTCAACTGCGGCTGGTCAGGTTCCCAACAAGTCGGGCACACCTTAATCTTTACGTTCTTCGTCTTGATCGTTAGCGTCTTCAGCACCTTCAGCGGATACCTGAATGCACACCGATCACACTCCGAAATACTGTTCTTACCACTAGCGTACTTGCTAGGCATACATCACCTGTACGTGATCATTCGAGGCACCAGACGATCCGGTGCCTTCTCCCGGTCTTCGCCTGCCGCCATTTCCCACGCCTCGTCGTACTGCGCCTTCAAGAACTGAATCCGCTCCATACCGCCGGGCAGCTTCATCGCCAACCGATATGCCAGCCCACAGATCAGACACTCCTGAAAACGGAATGGGATGTCTTCAACATTCACACCGTTG